TTCTTACCTTTATCGTTAATAATTCCCTGTTTAAAAGCTTCCATTTTATTCCAAGGAGTTACAAGAAGCTTTAGAAACCTAAAGGCATAGGCAATATCAGCACCTCTTTGAAAGATACCTTCATTTAAATTTTCTATATTTGAATTCATAGGTTCCTTAATACCTCTACTATACCTTTATCCATTCCTATTTCAACCTTTTCGTAATTAGGTAAGTAATGTAAAAATACTAAGAATGGTTTAATAAAATGATAATGCTCATTTTCGATTTTAAACCAAATCATTTTATTCGCTGCTTCAATACCAAACACATTGTATATTACTATAAGGTGGTTTAATATTAAACGTTCTTGCAGATCGCCATGATCTGCATATCTTCTTAAGAGTCGCTTTATATATTTAAAACGACTTAAATCATCTTTAAACTCTTCGATATCCATACACTCAGGATTATTGTAATGTTTGGCAGCGAAGAGCTCAAAGTTTTTACGTGTCAACTTTTCAAAGTTATCATTTTGCTTCATAATATTATATATAAGTCAAAAAATTAATTTTTTACTATACTTTATCGTCCCAGTTTGCATCAAAGTCGCTTTGTGGGTAATTTGCAAATGATTTTAATTTACCTAATTGAGATACTAGAGGTCCTAGATCAAATTCACCTAGTTGTGAACCCTTAGGCAATTGTACATTGTTTGGAAAGTCTAAATATAAATCAATAGCAAAGTTCATATCAAAATCGCCTACTTTAATTTTATTTTTAGATGCAGTATCTTTAGGGCCAACATAAATTTTAGGTACTGGCTTAAGCTTTAATTTCTTAAGGTAAGTATCTGTAATTTTTTGTGCCTTTTTAAAATCATCGACAACTTGTTTTCCATAGTTAGCTTCATCAGTAGCGCTTTGAGCCATTTTAAATTTGCCAGAAAATCCTACCAGTACCATACCCTTAAAAGGTGGTTTTGGAAGTTTAAACTTTTCGTTAATTTGTCTAATTTGCTTAAATGTTTTCATTAGTCGCTCTCGTTGTCTGCTTCGTAGTTTGCATCTACATAGTCAAAAAATTCTTTCTTTTTCTTGCCTTCAAGCTCGTCAGGAGATTTAACGCCAAACTTCTTAAGTGCCTTATCAAAGAAAGCTCTATATTTCTTCTGCTTAGGAGATAGTTCTTCTTCTACTTCCTTTTTATCGTCTTCATCTTCGTCTTTAACTTCAGACTTAGTTTTAACATCGTATTTTTTACCAGCAAATACGAAAGTTTTATCACCCTTTTCTTTTGCAGCCATTACAGCTTTTCCAAAAGCATTACCTTCTTCTTTAGAATCTTCATCTTCATCATCATCTTTACTTTCAGATGTGACTTGGCCTTTTTCATCAGCACCAGTTTTCTTAACTGTATGTTTAGATTTAAATTCCTTTTCACCTTTAGCTTTTGGCTCTTCAGGGCCTTCTTTCATTAAGTCATCATGATTATCGGTAGCATACTTATTTGCGTCGTCTTCATTATCAAATGATTTAACTTCATCACCTTTATTGTTAACAACAACAAATTTGTCGCCTTTTTTGGAAACGTGTTTCTTTGGGTCCATTTCCTTAACCGCTTTTTTACCTTCTAGAACGTCTTTAACTGCGTCAGCAACGTTTAAGGTTTCTTTATCTTGCAATTTCATGGTTTCCTCCTTTATTGCATTACTAACATTCCAGTTATCGCAGCTGCAGCAGCAGCCATGACGATCCAGAATAATTTGTTGATTACATTAATGGTAGTAGCATTATTTCGACATTGTCTTTCTACTTCCTCTAATCTTTTTTGTCCTTCTACCATCATATCCATTTGTTGATGTAGAAATTTTTCCATACTTTGAATTTTTTCTTCAGCACGAGCTAATGATATAATAGCTTCAGACAATTTGTCTAGCTTATTTTCAATTCTATCTAATCTATCAGTCTGAGATTCTCTAGTCATATTATGCCTTACCTTCTTTGATTTTACCTTTTACAATATCTTCAAGGTTATCATCTAACCACTCGTCAAAGTCATCAGGATCATCTCCGACATAAGGTTCATTTTTAAATACCCAGTGTTTAAGTGCCTCTTCAGCGTCTCTTGACAAGTACTTATCTATGTTACCTGTTCTCTCTGCCTGTTTTAATTCTTTACCATACCTACGAACAATATCCTTCATCGTTTTAGGATAAGTAACTCTTTCTTCTACATTTTCTTCAGACAAAGTATGCTCTTTAAAGTTTTTCATTCCAACATATTTTTGAGTTTCTTTAGTAGTACCAGCCATTGACCCTTGGTATTTACCAATAACTTTACCAGAAGAAATGTACTTATCTAGGATTTTTTGTTGCTTGAGATTAAGCTTCATAGCGTTATATAAAGCTTCTTTACGATTTGTAGTACTACCATTATATGGTTTTTTAGATGCATATATTCTACTAGCTTTTACATCACCAGCAGCCTTACCTACATATTGAGATTTGATTTGACCACGGTCTAAATAATCTTTTAAAATTTCTGATTGAATTGGATTTAATTTCATTGCAGCACATAATGATTCATAATTCTTACCCCAAGATTCAGCAACAATTTTTTTAAATGATTGTGTAGTAGCTGATTCATTAGCCAATCTAAGTGCATTAGCTACATTTTGATCTTTAGATAAACCTTTCTTCATCTTTTCGATTTTATTAACCGCTCCGGTCATATTACCACCCATTAATAAAGCTAGCTTTACAGCTTTAGCAATAAGTTCTGGTGGAAACTTTTGATTATATTTTTCTTGCATATTATCCTCTTACTTTAGCGGCTAGATCTTTATCAGCTCCACCCCATGTTCCTTTTGATTTTGTTGCGAATGAATTGACTCTAGCCAATCCCCATTGTGTTGGATTAGTGCCTGGTCTATGACTAGTTTTCCATGCGGCATATCCTCTATCGAATACTTTCTTTAATATAGCATAAGGCATTCCAGACTTATCTGCTTTTTTCTTTAAAGCTGCTTTAGCATCAGCTTCTTCTATAGACTGTTTAAAACTTTTCATTTCACCAAACTTCTTCCTAAATTTCTTAGTATGTTGACTTTCTGGAGCATTAGGTCTTGGTTTATCATGAGCTGCTTTTTGTTTAGCAGTCATTTTATCATATGCTTCCTCAACTTCTTCAATTTTTTCTACACCGTCAAGCCATACTCTTTTCTTGTTTTCGCCTAGTTGTACAATGACATAATTAGTACCTAGGACTTTGATATTGCCGACTTCGTCACTTTCTTTAATAACAACTTCGTCGCCAACTTTAAATAAGTTTCCTTCAACATATTCTTCTCTTCTATCGGAAACTTTTTCCAACTGAACATGTTTTCTAAAATTCTTTGATTCGGCTAAACCCATTCCAGCTCTTACAGCATTGAATAGATCTTCTACTCCTTTAAAACCTTTAGGCATACCTTTTGCAAATGTCTTTAAATCGTTATCATTTGCTGCAGCTCTTAATTTAGATGCTGACATTCCAGTAGCGCCTTCAGCGTCTGGATCTCTTTCACCAGCGCTTTTGACCATAACACCAGATTCAAATTGATAAAATCCATGTCTACCTTTTACACCATTATATTTGTTTAAAAGCTTTTCAAATTCTAACACTCTATCTTCGCCAGCAACCATGGTTACTTTAGTATAACCTTGGTCGTATAATTTAACAATTGCATCAAATGCTGTTCTTACACCTTTATCTGCCATGATGCTTCTTGCATGTTTTGGAAACATCTTTCTTAAAAATTTAACTTTAAGCTTAAAGTCCAATGGATTCTTTTTTGGATCCTGACTTTGTGAAGGATAGATTCTATATTGACTACCTCTAGCTAGCTTTTTTACTGCATCCATGAGCTTTTCATGACCAATTGTTGGTGGATTAAATCTACCAAAGGCAAATACTACTTCACCACTGTCTTCTTTTAAATATGCTTTAAATGAATTTACTTTCATAATATATTACTTGGCCTTTTCTTTATTTTTCTTAAGCTTCAATTTATCTGCTTTTTTAACTGCTGGTAAAATCTTCTTCATAATTTTATTTATAGCACCTTTTTTCTTATCTACTTTCTTTTCTAGATCAGTACGCGCTGCAAACCCTAAATCATTTTTAGATTTACCTTTGAGAATTTTTTTGATGATTATGTCACGTGCTTGCTTTTTAGCACGAGCTTTGAGTTTTTCTGGAGATGCTAATTTCTTGGCAGCTTTCTTTTTGCCAAGTGCAATTTTAGCTTTGTTCTTTTTGAAGGCAGCTTTCATTTTCATACGCTGAGCCATTGTCATAGCTTCGTCTTGCTGCGCAAAATCTTTAAATGTTTTCATATATCCTCGGTTATCCCATTAATCAGTTAGGATTATCCCAACCTTTTATTATATCTTTGCTAAAGTTATTGGCAGAAAATTCTAATCTGTCAACAAGTTTAACTGCTCCACCTTCCATACGATCTATGGCGACAAAACCTTCTGGGTTGGTCACCTTAAATCCGGATTTTGTTTTTACAAATGTCCCTATTTTATTGAGACTATTAAGTTTATTTATAATAATTAATTTGCTATCTACAATAAAATTTTGTAAATCAAACACTAATTTCAATTTTTTTTGATTAGAAGTACTAAAAAATTTAAGAACTCTTTCCCTTTTAGCTTCTACACCAGCCTTTCCTTTAACTGAAGATAACTTATCAGCCTGTTTATCATATCTAGCGTTAACCCAATCAATCATACCTTTTACATGAGCTGTTGTATTTGTTATACGCTCATTTTTTCTAACCTTAGTATTATTATACACATTGATTAATAGGTTTAATTCTTCATCTGATTCAATTTCTTTTAATGTTGAAGCTGCAATTTTTTTAAATATTTTCCCAGCTTCTGATAATTTTTTAGTAACAGCTTCAGTTTCTTTAGCAGTCATAGTAGCAGTTCCAGAAATATCTGGTAATGTTGCATCTACCATCCAAACTTTAGAAGTCTTTTTAAGTTTAGGAACAATCTCTTTTCCAAACTCTGCTCTCATTGTTTCAAATGTACCGCCAGAATATCCTGTATGCCATACAATACCTATCTCAGCTTTTTGAATTTCTTTAGCTAACGGCGTACCTGCAGGAACAGCATAAACAATAGTATTAGGGTGGAAAGTAATATGTTTAATTCCATTTATATTCTCGGTTTTTATATCAGACTTATCAAACATAAAATCGCCTTGGATAACATCAGTGATGCCCAAGTCTTTTAAGTTATCAAAAGCCTTAATTAATTTACTAGTTAAATCACCAGAAGTATCAGCTTTTATGTCTTCATGGGATTTATATACCTTAGGATTAGCATTAAAGATGCCTTTTTTAGCTACAAAAAACTTACCATCGCTTGGATCTAATCCAGCAAATACAGCGGGAGCCCCGTCCCACTTGACCGTAACGTCTACTGGTACCTTTGCGTTACCGGAAAGCATATCCCTAAGTGCTCGTAATGCTAGGATAGCCTGGCGGGCTCCCTTAACTCCACCGTCAAGAACAAGATCCTCAATATGTGTCATATGAGTATTCTTTGCAGCTTCTGTCATGAGTTGTTTTTTAAAGCTTAACATTTATTTTTACCTTTAAGTTATTATATCCTTTTATTAATCTATGGTACATCATTTTTGGAATATAATATGTTTTACATTCTTCTAGTAATATTGGCAAGCATCCATTATATTGTAATTGCCATGCTTGTCCTTCCAATACTTCTATTACTCTATCTTCTTTATCACGATGCCAAACATACTCTTCATCCGGAGCATGTACATCAAACATTCTTATATTCTCGGTTTCCGTATACGGTTTACCAGAAATAACTACCACCACCACTTAATCCTAAATCTTTTGCATACTTGGGTAACCTACATGCCCAGTATCCAGCTTTTGTTTTATCAGTTTTAGTTTCACAATTGTGTCTTGCTGAAAAACTTCTAGCTGCTTCTCTATCATTAATTTTAGAGCTTAGCCCGCCTTTTTTATCTCCAAAATTTATCTTTTTTACATTC